CCTTCATGGTCTTGTGTGCTCGGTTTAATGTGTCAGTTAGTATCGCTAGACCCTCACTAAACTTCTTCTCTCTTGATGATGCACCTGCTATCAACTCACTCTTGTCCTTTAACACCTGGTTACAGGTAGGACAGTTATCATTCTCCCAATAAAACTTTAAATCTCTATCTGCTTTCTCTAAATTGGTCTGGATTCTGACTCGCATGTCCTTAAGCTCATCATACTCCTGCTGCACATTCGATTGACTAGCAATCAAATCAGTTAACTTCTGCACCTCTGCCTTGTTATGCTCTGTCCTATTATTAATCTCCGACATTCGCTTCTTAGCAGTAGCAAGGTGCTCCTTATTCATCTTCTCCATCTGACTGATGGTCTTCATCTGCATGTCCACGTGTGAGCTAGCGAGTTTCAACTCATGCTCACAGTTACTAATGGTCTCTCTACTTGTTTTCATCCTGTCTTTCAACAGGTTATTCATTCGGGAGAAGACCTGGATATCGAGTAAATCTTCGATAACTTCTCTCCTGACACTTGCTCCGAGTTGCATGAAGGGGACAAATGTGGATGAACCAAGGATGACAACTTGTGTGAATGACTTGTAGTTGAACTTAAGGATTGATTGTTCCAAGTACTTCTGGTAATCCTTGCTTGCAGCGTCCTGGTCCAGGAGCGTACCGTTTCTAAAAATCTCAAATACATTTGGTTTAATACCTCTATTCACTTTATATTTCACTGAGCCTATACCAAACTCAATCTCAACAACAGTGCCACTCTCATTAATACTATTAATCAGTTGACTCTTGTTGATTTTCCTGAAGGGTTTGTTGAACAAAACAAAGCACAGAGCATCTAACATAGTAGATTTCCCTGCACCATTAGACCCTACCACTAAGTGTGATGGAGAAGCATCAATTTTCACTTCAGTAAATGAGTTACCCGTTGCAAGAAAATTCTTCCATCGGATAGTTTCAAACTTTATCATTCTTAGTTTGTGGGGGTATAACAACTTGGTCTGGAGTAATCATAGTAAATGCATATCCATGCATCTTACAATTCTCCTTCACTTGATCCTCCTCAACCTCAGTTATTTCTAACTGACGAGGGTAATCAATAGCCTTCAGCATTCCATAGTAACGCACCGCATCATCTTTGTCAATGAATATCTGTACAACACGTTCAACTGTGTTGTCATCCCTGACAGCATACACACCATTAGTAGTCTGGTCGGTGAGAATAAACATCAAACCTCCAATGCTTCCATGTAAAGTGACTTGAGTATATTAAATATATTATCTTTGTTATCAAAATCTTTTACACACGTCTCTAATATAGTAAGAGTATCCTCTACCTCAACATCAGTAACATCATCCAATTCATATGAGGTGTCTTCAATTATCTTTAAGTCTGCTAAGTCTGCTTGCTGCAATCTTCTTACAGTCTGGTCAAACTTAACTTGATCTTCCTTTTGCTCTACAATTAGTTTAACGTATGTCCCTTCTAGTTTCTTCAATTTGACTGGTGATAATTTAATATCATCCTTGTAGTATATCTTATTGAATGTAACGTAGGGATTCTTAACAAAGGTAAGCTTCTTCGTATTAGTATTTAGGATATGAAACCCACGATCATGACCAAAATCATTCCAGTATAACTGACACGTGTTACCTAGGTAAGTGATGTTACCCTTAGTGCTTCTACAATGGTAGTGCCCTGTGCATACCATATCAAACTTAGAGAAGTGTGCTGGATCATCACCATGCTGCATGGTATATCCAGGAATAGGATTAAACCCATTCAACTCTAGGTGTCCCATGCAATACTTTGCATCAGTGGCAGCAAGTTTGTCCCAAGATTCTTTCTTATTCTCATCACATATCCAAGGCATAAGAAACATCTTCTCACCACCTACATCCTGCTCACCTGGTACACAAACGATATCAATATTGTCAAACTCCCCAAGCAAAAGCTCAGGAGAATTAACCGTGAGAGTATTTTTGTAGTAGATGTCATGGTTGCCTATTAGCATGGTTAACTTCACACCACGCTCAGCCAGTGGTCTAAACCACATGTCTTTGGCAGCCTCTAAGGAGGAGAAATTGATACCCTTCCTTCTATCAAAGGTATCACCAAGGCATAAGACCTCAGTAATTCCTTCCTTATCTATCTTTGGAATGACAATATCAGTATAGAATCGTCTGTATCTCTCAACATAGTGCTGGTTATCATTACGGACACCAAAGTGTTGATCTGTTATCAACAATACGTTCATAATGGAAAACCAGTGAAATTTATACTAATCGCTTTTCTTGGGTGGAGTGTTGGTTGTGTCCTATGACGTAACCATCCAGGGAATAAAATAAAATCCCATGTCTCTGTCCTCACAGACTCTGACATTAACATATCACCTATCTCTCCTGCAAGTGGTGTCAATCTATGGATATAATCCAGAGGGTTAGCAAATTCTATATCCCCTCCGTCACACTTCTCAATGTAGTATACAGCAGCAACGTGTGCTTGTCTATGCCCATCACTATGAGAATGCTCTTTAGTATAGTCTCCTGCCTGATGATAGTTAGCCCAAGATGCAGTTGGAACTATATTAGAAGGTGCGTACCCCAAGGTCTCCCAGTAATTTAATACACTAGGAAACAGGGCATCAATAAGATTTCTTACAGAGTCTTCTCTATCATGTAGAAGAACATCAACCTCTCCTGTGGACTGTCCAGTCTCACCAGACCAGACTCCCTCATGACAACCATCCCATAGATTCATTGGGATATTAAAATCTTGAGATAGATTGCCATGAAAGATTTGTATTGGAAACAAATCTATTAATGCCATCAATACCTCATATTAGTTTCAATACGACCTTTGATGCTATTCATTTCTGAATGGTCATCCTTACTATCTGAATGGAATACTGCCTCATATCCACTCTTCTCTATTAATTTGTCTCTGATATCCATCTGACGCTTCTCTTTAGCAATACGTCTGAGGAATGCGTAATAAATTATCTGTGTGAAATAAGCAAAAGGATTTCTTGATTTCTCTGGGTCAAAGTTATCAATGTATTGTACACAATTCTCCACTCCATCTGATATCATGTCCTCTTTGAACATATAATTGATGAAGTTTGGTCTGTATGATAGATGAGTAGCAATCTTTAGGAAACACTCGGCAAGGTAATGGGTTATCCTAGGCTTCTCTTTATCTAATATCTTTGCTTCAGTAACTGACTGGCGATAAATTGTTATCTCCTCCAGAAACTTTTTGTTATCAACGTAATGTTGTTTTCGTTTTGTCATGTTGGTAGACCGCATATTATATCTGCCTTGTCATAGTATAATTATACGTGATAGTTATACCTATGTCAACCAGCAGACTTCTTCCAGAGATCTTCTAACTTAGAACGTGCTTCTGAAACCTTACCAACTAGACCCATGTTCTCATTTACAGGGACAGCATTATCTGAATTTCCTTTGTGACCACATTCTTTCCGCAACCACATCTTATACATCAGGATTGACTCCATCGACATGGGTGCTACAGTTAAAATATTTTCTTCTTGGATGAGATAGAAGTCTTCATCAGACCACATCATCCACTTAACAAACCCCACTGCCATTCCTAACTGACCATCCTTCTCAATTGTGTGAGTGTTAGGTGTAGCAGGTTCAGACACATATATCGTCGTCTGACCTGGGTTTGTATCTTCTTCTGTCGCAATCATTGAACCGATGATAGTCTCACCTGAGGTCATCTTTATGACACCAAAGAATTCTTGATCGTGTTTAATGTAATTGATACTCATTTCTTTAGATTTACCTTTATAATCTCATAGTCAAATGATTCTGAATCATATATCTTCATCCTCTCCACTAGGTGACGGAAGGTATAATTATATGTCGAACCTCGTGAGCAGTCATCTGCTATATCATATAGTACTGCCTGTGCTTTATTATCACCTGTCCTTAATACACGTCCAATGGACTGTAGATTTCTCACCCTAGACTTACTAGGTGATGCGAAGATAACATTGTGTAGATTACGGATGTTAATACCAGTTGAGAAGGTTCCATATGATGCTAATATTATAGCATCTTTTTGGGTTTCGCAAATCTTTCTTGCTTCTTCCCTTTCTACAGCATCAACTCCACCGTGTATAAAGAAGACCTTACGGTTATTCTCTACCTTATTATTTATCATTTCCCACAGCGGTTCACCATGCTTTTCGATGAAGTTGAATAGAATAAGTGTGTTACCCTCTAGGTCTAGTGCTAGGTTACGAATAAACCTGCTACGTCTGGAGTGCATACAGATGTAATCCATCTCCTGTGGATAAGAATCAAAGGGTACCCACCCATGCTTCAGTAGTAATATCCGTACCTTAAGTTTGGACAATTGACCCTTGTCCATTAAATCTTTTGTCTTGGTTACTCTATCAACTGTACCAAATAAACCCTCAAGTACCAGTTGATGTGCTTCTAATCCGTCAAGGGTACCAGTAAGTCCAACACGATATTTTGCATCATGACACTTGGTTAGGATACCAGTAAGACTCTTAGCCTTGTATTGGTGTGCTTCATCCCCTATAATAGTATCAAATCTTTCAAAGAATCTCTTTGGTTCCTTATAGATAGACTGCCAAGTGCTTATAACTACGGGACTCTCTACATATTTCTCTTCACCACCCATAATCTTATGAACATCCCTGACATTCCAACCATACTCTTTAAAATCATTTTCCAACTGGCTTACGAGAGAGATCGTAGGAACTATAATAAGAATCTCTCTACCCTTAAGTCTGTGCCAACGGACTAGAGCATATATAAT